AACAGAAAGCACTCTACCCCTAGTCGCTACGTTGAACCAAATGTAGTCGTTTACTTCAACAAAAGTTTCCACATCGGAAACAATAAGAAAAATATTCGGGGGCGTTGGCAATACAACTGTCGCACTATACGCTCCCTGTATTCTCATTGATTCCACGACATTCATAAACCTGTCAATGTATTCAACTGCGTTCGGTATCATAAACCAAATCTGTTAATTTCTCCGCCTTGACTTTTATATTTCCAATTTGGAAAATCCGCTTGTTTACTTAAAAGATAATTGTAAGCGCTTGCAATAAATTCGCCTTCGTAATAGTAGTACGAATACAACGTAGGGTCTGTGGGTACTTGGTAGTCGCCACAATCAGTGCCGTACATTGCAATGAATTCGTTCCACACTTCTGTAAGTTTAACGTATAGGCTACTGTTAATTGCATTCTCTGTCGCTGCTTCAACTTCTATTCCTACTCCGGCATTGTAACTCTGTCGTTTAGTTCTATGACGAAAATAAATATAGTAAGCGACCAAAGATTTTTTGTTCGCGCCTTTCAATCCTTCCCACTTCGTAGTAATAGCCACTCCGTTAGAAGGCGTATAGGTGAATTCTTCTCCTTCAATCAGAGCCACCCACTTCGCCTCTAGCGGAACCGTTGGGGCTGCCGCTATAGCATTAAGCATATCCTTATACATCGCGTACCCTAGCAAGTCCGTTAGAACTTCCTTCTCGTATAGCGTGATTGAGTGTAGTAGGTCCGTTGCAATTTCCCCTTGGTTTGCGTTGGCTACTTCAATTTCGCATATGAAGTACGTTGCGTCTATTAGATTTGCCATTGAGACTAAAAATTATTTTTTCTTTTTCTTCTTCGGTTCTTCTTCCTCTGCGTAGCCTTCCAACTCTTCACCTAATTTTTGATGAAGTTCCTGCAAAGAATTTAGTTCCGCTTCCTTCAAATCTTTTAAAGTCTCCGGACCTTCTTCAAGTTCGGTAATAGCTTTGATGTTAGCCGGTACGTTGGCCCAACACTTAAAAGCTATAGGGACAACATCGCCTTTTTTTATTCCTGCGATTGGATGGTCAACCTTATACTTTACTTTTATATAAGGTTGCTTCTTCGGTCTTGTCATAGCCATACCGTTACGCCGTTTCCATTGCGGCTTTAGCTACTGAAAAATCTCCCTTGACGAATGCCAATTTTTCGTGCTCTTTAATTCTGTGCATACCTTGCAACTCACCCCTTATACGCCACTGATTCTTTTCGAAGTCGTCGTTTATCATTCCTATTTCAATTGTGATATTTTCCACCCAATTGAAAAGAGACTTCGTAAAATCTCCGGCGATAAATTGATCAGTAGGCATATGGTTAGTTCCAATAATCTTCATACCAAAGACATTCAATCCATCACTCGATGCAAAAGGCGGCAATATGTATTGACCGTTGGCGTCCTTCGCTAAAGTCATTTGCCCTTTGGAATTGTGTGACACTAGCGCAGCCGTTGGCACGTAGTTGTTATTCAAGATTTGTGTCGCAGCCGCTACAAGAACGTCATATTCATTTGCCAAATTTACTGCCAACGCAAAAATTCCGGCAGCGAATGCCTGCGCATAGGTATTAATGCCTTTCAGTTGTGGAGGTGTACCCGTACCGTTGATTATGTATTCTTGCAACACATAGGCTAGACGCCTCATTAACTCGAACCGGACTTCCTGCTCTAACATTGGGTAATTGAAAATCGCTTGCTTTGTCACGGGAACAATTGCAGCGATAGTTTCCGCAGAAATTTTATTTTCAACCCACAGGTAACCTAATTGAGGTTTGGCTGCGGACTCTAGCACTCCCGTTGGATTTGCTACAACGGCAGGGGGACCCGCTTGCGTATGGACGTTACGTTCTATCCAAGATAAAGGATTAGAGCCGGGGCCGCCGGTCATGACTTGAATTAAATCCAAGATAAATAATTCAGGGAGCGCGGCGAAAGTTACTCCGGCTTCGCGAAATCCAAAAATTACACGGTCGGCAAACGAAGCGGCATTGACTAAGTTAGGCGCTTTCGTTTCTCCCAATGTAAATTTGTAGTTAGCCTTACCGTTGTCGAAGATCGCTTTTCGAATTTCAGGAAAATGCTCTTTCAACTTTGTAACTAAGAAGGCTTCTTTCTTTTTTTCTGCTCCGGATTTTTGCGCGGCTTTTATCGAAGCTAGTGTGGCGTTAACATTGTCGTATTCATCCAACGCGCGTTTCAATTTGTCCGGCTCAATATCTTTGAACGCCAACATTTTCGCGTCGATCAACTGCTTAACTTTCTTTTCGCCTTGTTTGTTATAGGCTTCAACGTTCTTCGCGACTTCGGCAGCGGCAGCCTTGCGCACTCTAGCCAATAGCGCCTTCGTTGCTTTGTCAACTTTTTCTTCGCCTTCTTCCTCTTCCTTTTCCTCTTCTTCCTCTTCGGATTTTTCTTCCTCTTCATCTTCTTCCTCTTCTTCCTCTTCCTTTTCGGATTTTTTAGCAGACTTCACAACGCCTAAGCTATACGTCCACATTTCAGGAATAGGCGCAAGCAAAGCTATCATAGCCGGGAGATATTCGCCGGTCGCGACTGATAACGCTATAGCTACTAGCCGTAACCAAATTTGAAATTTTACATTCATAAGTTTTTTGATTTAAAGATTATAGTCTAAAGTTAGCTGCAATATATTTTAGGTCCGGCTTCGACGGCTTTCTTTTCATTGTGGTAATTTCTCCGGCAATGTGTTCGATAAGTGTCTGATACTTCTGTAAAATATTTCGCAATTCAATTTCTTTTTTATAGTCAAGGGATTTTAAAAGTTTGTCGGCTTGATCGGACCACTCATTAACAGTAGCCAGTCCGTTAATAAAACTTTTGAATCCTTCGAACGGTGTCTCCGGATTCGCCCCCAACGTTAGAAGACTGCCTTCATAAGTTTCCAATTCGTACCAATGATATTCGTCTTTCTCTTCGTCGTACTTTCCTTTTTCGTAATTATAATTGTAACCAACGGAGTGGTTATTGAGCGTACCGCTTTTCAATTGCGGCTTGATCGTGTCGCGCACAAAAGGAATATCGTCTAGCTTCGCTTCATAGTATAGCCCCTTCGTTAGTTCTTCCAACTTCGTGAATCTCCCTATAGGAACTTCCATTTGGTGCGCGTATAGAAATGCAATCTTGCGCGGCGTTGTACTATCGGGACCCCTATCCGCAATTGACTTCGCGAAGGCTCCCTTATGTACAATATCTTTTTGTGAATCTTTTACACCGAATGCGTTTAGGTATCCCGTTGCAATTTCTTCTCCGGCTTCATTGTTCTTCAATGAAAGTATCGAAGGAAAATCTTTGAAGAAAATTGAGCGGTGCGCTTTGGCACCCCGTTGCCCCCACTGCTCCGCGTGTTGCTCTAACTTTCGTTGTCGAAGTGTTTTAGTTTTCATCTTTCAATAGGTAAAGTCTGTCCTCCAAAATCTGACAATATATTTGCATTGCGGATAGCTGTCGCGTTAGCAAATCTTTATGTATATCTGACAGCGAACTAAATTTTTCACCCGTTAGGAATAAATTTAGTTTGGAAATTTTTTCGTTCAACTCTGTTTTTTCAAGTTGCAAACGATCTTTAAAAGTTGTTGTCATATTAGTAAGCGTTTTTTCTTTTGACCGTTTTGCGGTAGGGCTACCGTTATTTCTTCCGGATCGCCTAGCAAGTCGTTTGCTTGGTCGCTTGTGAATCCGTAGATAATTGTAAAGATCGAAAGCGCGGCATCGCGGCTAGTCGTACCGTTGGAAACGCTTGCTTGAACAGCCAGAATACCTTGCACGCCGCCAACGCTTCCCCTAAGGGCCGCTTGTTCCTTCGTACTTGCTGGCGCGTCAACTTCTTCGGCTTCGGGCTTCGCCGCGTAGCCCATCTGTTGTCTGTATTCATTTATATCAATTATGTTTCTGTCAAGTTCCTGTAGCAATACCGTTGACTTCAATTGTTCCGCTTGATTTTTTTCGTATTCATTTCTTTGCAGCGCTTCAACATGAGTGAAGACCGGATCAATTCTAATTTTTTCTGCCGAAGTGTTCAACGTTTTATTTAGAACTTCGAAAAAATCTTTCCACGCGGGGGCTATTGTATTTATATACGTCGAAGTCTCTGCCATTTTTTTATTCGCAAAAGTAGTTTGCGCGTCGAACAACTCGCGGGCTATACCACAACGATCACAAATAGTATTGAAGTCGTCTTCGATTTCTTCGAACAACATTAATTCTCTAGTGGGGAAAACGAATGGCGTGTATCTCAATGGCACATCGGTGACCATTATAGATTTGCCCATAGCGCCTAAGTTGTGATCGTTAACGGCATTCTCCAATTTCTTTTTCTCCCGTGGGCGCAACGGTACGGACATACCCGAATCCTTTTGGTTACCGGCTATCATACCAATGCCACCTTTTTTGTCAATGAGAATTCCACGCGCAACAAGTACCTTGTAAATATTTTCTAAATTTTTTTCGAGCGAAGTTATTCGCGAATAGTCATCGACGTAATTTGAAAACCTATCTTTGATCCACATCAATTCGGAAGGCTTCAAACTAACGGACGGGCTATACTTGAAATAAAAATCTATCGCATCAATCAATTCATCCGGGTCCGGATTTTCAATAGACCGCACGTTGTAATTAGTTCGCTTCGTGTAGCTGTCGAAATCAATTGCCGAAAGGTATGCAAGATTAGAAGGCGTTTTACTTATGCCGAAGCCGGGAAATAAAAATGCCGCTCCACTCAATATCTTATATGTATAAGACATATAAAGAAGTTGCTTCCAAGTCTGCATTTTATTAGGAGACTTCAATACAACGTTAAGCCTATGCTTATAATCGACCTCTTCTTCCTTCGTATCTGTTCTTACAACCTTGAAGCTAACCGCCGAAAACATTTCAGATCCTTTGTCAATGACAGCGCCTAAGTGTGGAATACCTTGCGCCATTTCGAAGCCTGTCTTAAACGGTAGCTCTACCGTTGCACCACGCATAAAATAAAACGTGCTGCCGCCTTCGCTTCGTGGTGAAACCATACCGCGAAAAAGATTATTGAACCCTAGCGGTAGCGTTGGAAGGAAACTTTTTAAGTTCATTTCATTGGTTTAAGGATTAAATAATCAGTAGGCGTACCGTTGAATATCGGAACAACGGTACGGCCTACCGATTAGGACTGAAAAAAAAGAAACTACACGTAGCGCAAAGAACGGAAATTCGCTTTTCAATTCCTATTCTCCTATGAAAAGTTGACTTTTCGACCACAAAAGTCAGGTAGTTTTAGGGCAAAAATTACCCAACGGTAGGCTAGAGCACGGCTTTCTCCTATGAAAATAGGGGCAAATTTCAACAACCGTAGGGCTATACGACTACACTAAAGACGGCAGCCCTATGAAACATTCAGTAGCCAGTACGTGGCGACCATCATATAGCTTAACAATTGTGATAAACGGAGGTTCAATATCACATCGAACTAACGTAGCTGCTACACGCGCACTACGTCCGTGTTCAAACGATACGTCTACTGCTTTTCCAAGCAACGGACTTTGTGCCGGAAAATTATCTAAATTTATTATTGCTGCCATGTTTTTTATTTTTGTTGTACGTTAAACATCCGCCGTCACATTCAATACACCAACCGTCACAATACGTATCCAACGGAGTGTATATGTAACAAAGTTTTTTACAGATAAGGTTTATACAATTCCACATATCTAGTTGCGTCAAGTAAATGATTGTGTTTGTCAACGGGCTGGCTAGTGATTTCTTCGTTCGAATCCAACAAATAAGTATAGTTGCCAATTTCAAAATCCAATTCGTTGTCCATTACATAAAATACTTCTTTGGTTCTCAATGCTTTTATTCCAACGTTAATAGAGCCGGGCGGTTTGTTTATCGTATATGTTATTGGGAATCCGTTGGCTCTTAAATATTGACAGGCTTTAGCGCCGCCGCTATCAGTCGGCGCAACGATAATGCTAGACGAATTAAGACCTAAGCCCTTCAATTTAGTTACGAAACTTTCGTCGCTCATGTTTCTTTCATACAATACTTTACGTATATACCTAGAGTTGTTTTGAATCTTCACTCCTATGACTGCGTTCGGGTCCGGAAAATAACCCCAATCTACTCCGTACACTTCACGTGTAGCCACTGCGTTGTATTCAGAAATTGAAATCGGCTTCCATCCCTTATAGATTTGTCCCTTCTGTAACGTACCACGTAACCCATACACGTAAATGCGCGCCCACTCCGGATCAATTTCAACCATCGCGCTTATCTCGTCGATCTGTGATTGTGGAAGAAAAGGAAGATTGTCTATATAAGTAGACTGCCACAAGTAACAATTCGGACGTGTAAGAACTTTATCATAAACCCAATGCTTCGGATGAATAGGATTGTAGTCTACAACTACACCCCTACGCGTCCGCACTACAAGCATACGGAAGACAATGTACTTGAAGAAATTAACTTCATTACAAAATAAATAATCTCTGCCGGGTCCGGAAACTTTTCCTAAGTCGTCGGCTCCGAAGAATTCAATATAGCTACCGTTGTGAAATCTATAGGTGTGATCGGTTTCTTTCCATCGGTCTTCTTCCCACAACCCACGGGCTAACATTATTTCTTCAAAATCTTTCATCGCGCCTTTTCGTAAATGCGGAAGGTCACGACTAGTGATAGAAATCTCAAGGCCCGGACGTTCAAGTGCAAGATCAATAAAAAATAAAACTGTGTTGTAAGTTTTGCCGCTGCGTGTACCCCCTTCGTGCGCTATTGTATGATAGCGGTCCAACATCATTTTGTTAACAAGATATACAATACCCGTTTCGTATTCGGGGGCGGGCGATATTGGCGCGGCTTGCTGTACCATTTTATCTAGCCCATCCGTTGTATCTGAATTTTTTCAACGGCATTTTTGCAGTTCTTCAATTGTCCTTTGTACCACGACAGAAAAAATATTTGTATTACAATTATTCCAACACAAAGATAAAGCGCAAAGTTTTTCAACTTTCTTTCACGCTCATTAAATTGCCATTCGTTATCGTCAATATACATATCAATTTTGTTTAGCCGTACCGTTAGACATAAAATTTTTGGATCTGATATACATAATAGTCCGGAATTTTTCGCTGCTCTTCAATCCACTTTTCTGCTTCGACATACGTTTCGAATGTTAACGCTTTACCAGTATCCGGACCGTTAACAATATCCATTACAACATGAGGAAAAGTTGTCGCAATTTTAAAAATAAAGAATGTGATTTTCATAGGTAATTCAAGTTAGTTATTCCACTCTATATATATAGGTATCAATTTCCTTCAATTGCCTTCCTAGCAAAAGTAAAAATTCCCTTCAATATCCATTCGAGAAATTGCACTCCCTTCCACAACAACCAAAAAGTTAAACCTAGTGGACCGATTTGCAGATAATAAATGAGTGATTTCATATAGCCGTACCGTTGGATTTAATTTTTTCAATCGCCGCCTTGACTCCCTTCAATACTTCATCACATTGCAAAACTTTTTGCTCCGGCGTTAAATGCAAGTCTTGAAGTATAGCCATTAAGTTAGCACGTCCAATTGCCTCTTGAATTTGAATCTTCACGAATTGAATTACTTCCGCTTCCTGTTCCTTTGTCATATAGCCGTACCGTTAGATTTAAACAGTTGTTCAAGTCTTATTTTACCCGCCGCGTGCTCCGAATGAATTAAAATCTTCGGCAACTTTTTTCTCTTCATCTTGTAATACGCAAGCAACCATTGGGCTATATCAAGACCGTTTTTTTCTCCGCTCTTCAATTCGTAGTCGAAAGAAATTACTTCAATGTCTTCAATATTATAAACGACAGCGTGAAGAAATTGAATGTAATTTTTTACAACGGTCCACTCTTCTCTATAGATTCCATTCTTCATATAACGCGCGCAGCTATCAG